AAAGACTATTTTAAAGTATCAAATAGAGAAGTAAAAGATTACCTAAAAATCTTGGATACCGCAGAAATCCATCGTATATTGACGAATAGAGGTTTAGATAAAAAAGAAATAAAACCATTATTAAAATGACACCAGAATTATACACTATGTTAAAAACATCTGCTGAAGCAGATAAAGCTAAAGCATTATTATCACTTGAATTATTAGGTAATAAGGCAGTGGGTATTGGAGACCATTCAACAGAAGACTTTTATAGTAATGCTGAAGAAGCACTTATAAGTTTAGTTGATGCTGATGATAGATTATCAACCTTAGTAAAGTATTTTAACGAACCACAAGAACAAATCAATGGGTGATACAATATCCAAATGGTATGAAATGCAAGAAGATATGAGCGACAGAGAAATTATGGATGCTAAACGTCCGGATGAAGCAGCAGTAAGAGTATTTGAAAAAGAATACCCAGAATTATCTAATGAATTTAAATCAATCCAAAAGGAAATGTATAATATGTTTGCCCGTAAACATATGGATTATGGTTTAAATAATATTGCTTTAGGTGGAGATGTTGTTAATAATAGTGAGGATAAGCAATTCTCACTAACTGGGTTGTGTATTAGGTTAACTGACAAAATCTCACGTTTAAAAAACCTATTAATTAATGGTAGGTCATTTGTAGAAGGTGAAGGAATACAAGATACGTTTATTGATATAGCTAATTATGGAATTATTGGTTTATTAGTGGGACGTAATAAATGGAAAAAATAATGATTTATTGGTTTACAGGTCAACCAGGTTCTGGTAAAACGGTTTTAGCAAGGTACTTACATTCTTATCTTAAAATGAAACCTTTCATGATAGATGGAGATGAAATAAGAGCTTTATTTCAAAATAAAGATTATTCTATTAAAGGTAGAATAGCTAATATAGATGCTGCTCAAAAAATAGCTCATTATTTACACAACCAAGGTAAAGATGTTATTGTATCATTAGTTTCACCCTATATTGATCAAAGAGAAGAGTTTAAAAAAGTAATGGGCTTTGCTTTAACCGAAATTCTTGTGCGTTATAATGTAGCTGAAATTCGTAGAGGTAAAGAAGAATATCATGTTATGGATTTCCAAAAACCAAACTATGACTTCATAGATATTGACACAACAACAGATACACCAGCTATGTCAATCCAAAAAATATTAGAGCATGTCCAAATATAGTATGTTTATAGGCCGTTGGCAACCTTGGCACGATGGTCATCGATGGTTAATAGACCAACGTTTAAACGCCGGTAAAAACGTGTTAATCTGCATAAGAGATGTAGAGCCAAATGACAACCAACCTTGGACAGCAGATGAAGTAATGTTAAATTTAGCTGAGGAGTTAAAAGATCTAATACAAGAAGGTAGAATAAAAATTATTAAAATCCCTGATGTTGAATCTATTAATTATGGTAGAGGAGTAGGGTATGAAGTAATAGAGCATGTCCCACCTCAAAATGTAGAAGAAATATCCGCTACTAAGATTAGAGCTAAAATGAGAAAAGATGGTAAGTTATAAAGAAACCTTAGTAAAAACACTTATATGGAGAGTAATAGCAACATCAATAACCTTTATAGTTGGTTGGATTGTAAGTGGGGATATTAAATTTGGATTGTTAATAGGTGGAATAGATACACTTATAAAAACCATAGGTTATTTTTCATACGAAAGAGTATGGAATAATATAAAAAAATAAATTTTGGCTAAAAAAATACCTAAAATAGTAAGAGAGATTCGTTCGAATCCACCACAAGAGGTAAACTTTGCATACCAAAAGAATATCTCATATTCCCAAATGTCGATATTTCGTGGTTGTCCCCATCGTTGGAAACTACAATATAAAGATAAAATCAAAAGATTTACTTCTTCTATTCATACGGTATTTGGAACAGCCATACACGAAGTATTACAGCATTATTTAGATGTAATGTTTGATACAAGTGCTGCCAATGCAGATAAAATTGATTTAGAAGAATTATTTCAAGAAAAATTTATTGGTGAATATCAAAACCAATACAAAAAGAATAAAGATCAACACTTCTCTACAGCTGAAGAGATGAGGGAGTTTTTTGAAGATGGAGTAGGTATTTTAAATTGGTTTAGAAAAAAACGAGCTAAATATTTTTCTAGAAGAGGATGGCATTTAGTTGGTTGTGAATTACCTTTAGTTATTTCCCCAAACAAAATGTATAACAATATAAAATATACAGGTTTTCTTGATGTAGTATTATATAATGAGAAATATGATACATTTAAAATTATAGACATCAAAACAAGTACCCGTGGTTGGAGAGAACAAGATAAGAAAAATGAAGATAAACAATACCAACTATTATTATATAAACAATTTTTCAGCGAGCAATATGGTATTCCTTTAAAGAATATTGAAATTGAGTTTTTTATTGTAAAAAGAAAAGTATTGTCGTTTGATGATGATAATATAATGTCACCTCACCAAGCATATAGAGTACAACAATTTAGTCCACCAAGTGGGAAAATAAAATTAGGAAGAGCTACAAAAGCAATAAATAATTTTATAAATGAATGTTTTAATTCTAATGGGGATATTAAAGATATAGAATACCCAAAATCTCCCTCAAAATGGAATTGTAATTTTTGCCCTTATAAAGCAGATAAAGAAAATTGTGGAGAAGGTATATCTTATATGTAATTAGAAAATAAAGATATATACGTATCATCAAAAATATTAAACGTTATTAATAATAAAGATTATGAGTCAAACTAAAGAAATGACACTAACAAGTGTTAAAGTTAAAAGCGATTTATTCGAGAATTTCAAAATAGAATGTGTTAAAAGAAAGTTCTCATTCCAAAAGCTTGCAGATCGAACTTTGTTTTTGTATCTTACAGATGAAAATTTCCGAAAACAAATTTCAAACCAAACTAATCTCGAATTATAGATTTAAAAACAAATCCTAAAATAAATGAATCAAAGTTTTAAACACCTTCCTAAAGATAAAAGGAAGAAAATTCTACTTATCTGTGATGATATTAGAGTTCATTCCGGGGTAGCAACAGTAGCTAAAGAAATTGTATTACACACAGCCCATCATTTTAATTGGGTTCAAATAGCAGGAGCAATCAAACATCCTGATAAGGGGAAAAAATTAGATTTATCTGCTGATTTAAATAAACAACTTAATATTGATGATACCAATGTTCATCTCTACCCAGTGGATGGTTATGGTAATCCGCAGTTACTACGTCAAGTAATCAAGGGAGAAAAGCCTGACGCTATTATGTTGATTACAGATCCTAGATACTTTACTTGGGTGTTTGCTATGGAGCATGAAATTCGTAAAAACATTCCTATTACTTATCTAAACATTTGGGATGATTATCCTGCTCCAATGTATAATAGATCATATTATGAAGCTTGTGATTTATTGATGGGTATTTCAAAACAGACTGTTAATATCAATAGAATTGTATTAGAAGAAAAAGCTAAAAGTAGGATCCTAAAGTATGTCCCTCATGGATTAAATGATAAGGTTTACTTCCCAGTTGATAAAAAAGATAAAGGGTTTGTTGAATTTAAAAAAATAATATTTGGTAATAAAAATCCTAAATTTGTTTTATTCTTTAACTCTAGAAATATTAGGAGAAAACAAACATCTGATGCCTTATTAGCCTTTAGAGCATTTTTAGATACATTACCAAAAGAAGAAGCTAAAGATTGTTATTTTGTATTACATACAGAAATAGCAACTGATCATGGTACAGATTTGGGTGTAGTTAAAAATTATTTATTTGAAGAAGATTATCCAGATAATGTAATTTTTTCCACTACAAAATATTCCCAAAACCAACTAAATTATTTATATAATCTAGCTGATGCTCAAATATTACTAACTTCAAATGAAGGTTGGGGTTTAACATTAACTGAATCTCTTTTAGTAGGAAACCCAATTATAGCAAATGTAACAGGTGGAATGCAAGACCAAATGAGATTTGAAGATGATAATGGTGATTGGATTGATTTTTCATCTGATTTCCCATCAAACCATAGAGGTACCTATAAAAAACACGGTGAATGGGCATTCCCAGTTTATCCTTCTTCTAGATCAATGCAAGGTTCTATCCCAACACCTTATATTTTTGATGATAGATGTAGATGGGAAGATGCTACTGATCGGATAAAAGAAATCTATGATTTAGACCCAGAAGAAAGAAAAGCTAGAGGTCTTAAAGGTAGAGAGTGGGCTTTAGGTAGTGAAGCTGGATTTACCTCTAAACATCAAGCTAATAGAGTAATGGAAGCTTTTACTGAATTATTTGAAACTTGGACACCAAGAGAAAAATATGAAATAGTAAATGCAACTAAATTTAAAGGAAGAACATTAAAACACAAATTAATATACTAAGTTATGAGTAAACCGTTATATGTAATTAGTTGCCCATTTGATACTTACTCAGGATATGGGGCTAGAAGTAGAGATTATATCAAAGCTGTTTTAGAATTAGATCAATTTGATGTTAAATTAATACCTCAACGTTGGGGAGAAACAGCCTGGGGGTTTTGTGAAGATTTTCCTGAGTGGAAACACTTATATGATTTAGCATTACCAGGAGGAAAATTAGAAACTCAACCTGATGTATGGACTCAAATTACTATCCCAAATGAATTCCAACCTATAGGAAAATATAATATTGGTGTTACAGCAGGTGTTGAATCAACAGTATGTGCTCAAGATTGGGTTGAAGGATTAAATAGGGTTGATGTTACTTTTGTTTCATCAGAACATTCTAAAAAAGTATTCGAAACAGTTCAATATGAGAAAAAGGATAAACGAACTGACCAAGTAGTAGATATTATAAAATTACAAAAACCTGTAGAGGTTTTATTTGAAGGAATGAATTTAGATATCTATAAAAAGATTACCCCTAAAGAAATTGTTGATATTGATTTAAGTCCAATCAAAGAAGAATTTTGTTATCTATTTGTAGGACATTGGATGGCAGGTGACTTGGGACATGATAGAAAAAATGTAGGGTTATTAGTGAAATCATTTTTAGAAACTTTTAAAAATAAACCTGGTAAAAAACCTGCTTTGATCTTAAAAGCATCTATAGGATCTAATTCTTATTCATCTAGGGAAGAAATTTTAAAACGAATAAATAAAATTAAAGCTACAATCCCATCCAAAAATCTCCCTAGCATTTATGTTTTAAGTGGTGAATTTAGTGATGAAGAAATAAATCAACTATATAACCATACTAAAATCAAAGCCATGGTTAGTTTAACCAAAGGTGAAGGGTATGGAAGACCTTTATTAGAGTTTACAGCTACAGGAAAACCTATTATAGCTAGTGGATGGTCAGGACAAGTTGATTTTCTTAAACCTGATATGTCATTTTTATTACCTGGTAAATTAGAAAACGTACATAAAAGTGCAGCTAATAAGTGGTTACTAGAAAGTGGACAATGGTTTACCCCTGATTTAAATACTTTAAATAGTATTTTTAAAGATATGGTAAAACATTACAAAAAATATTTAGCAGGGAGTAAAAAACAAAAATACTATGTTAAAAAGAATTTTTCATTTGAAGCTATGAAAGATTTATTAGGAAAACATTTTGATGAATATATTCCAAAATTTCCAACTAAAGTAGAATTAAATATCCCAACCTTAGAAAAAATAGACTAATGAATTTTGATGATTTAATAGAATGTACTAGATGTGGTAGTGATGCTTGTTATAAACAAGAAGTAAATCAAGAAATTACTCTTGAGATGTGTTTTGGGTGTGGTTTCCAACACAACTCAGCTATGACAAGTGGTAGTCAATTCCTCCATGAACAATTAGAAACTCTCCCAGAATTGTATAAAGCATTAATGGATGAAGAAGAAGATAGTGGAAAAGTATGGATGCCATCTACAATTAACGTCTCAGATAAAGGGATGGTATTTGCTGAAGGGAATAAAAGAGATAATTGGGCTTGGGCAGCTGTAAAATCAACCCCAGATGAAGAAAAGGGATTTAAGACAGATATGTCTACAGCAAAACACTTCACTGAAAGAGATTTTATAGGAGCTTTAAGTTATATAGGAGTATTACCTGAATAGATATGAAAATAAGTTATGCTATTACAGTTTGTAATGAATTTGTAGAAATACAAAAGTTATTACCCTTTCTTTTAGAAAATAAAAGAAAAGAAGATGAAATAACTATTTTATTTGATGTTCAAGGTGGATCAGATAAAGTAGAAGAATATTTAAGAGCGAAATCAGTTAATAGTGAATTCAATTGGATTAAGAGTAATTTTAAAGGACACTTTGCTGATTGGAAAAACTATTTAACAACATTATGCTCAGGTGATTATATTTTCCAAATTGATGCTGATGAAATCCCAATTAAATATTTAATTGATAATTTACCCACTATATTAGAAAGCAATCCTGATAATGAAGTTTATTTAGTTCCTAGAATTAATACAGTAGAAGGGTTAACTGACGAACACATTAAAAAGTGGAGATGGAATGTAAATAAAGATGGATGGGTTAATTGGCCTGATTATCAATGGCGTATTTGGAAAAATAAACCTGAGATAAAATGGGTAAATAAAGTGCATGAACGATTAGATGGTTTTAAAACTTATGCTGCTTTACCCTCAGAAATATCATATGCATTACAACACCCCAAAACAATAGATAGACAAGAAAAACAAAACTCTTATTACGATACATTATGATTCCAAATTTATTCCATTTTGTTTATATTAAAGAGCGTCCTTGGAAACTCCATCACTACCTATCAGCTAAATCAGCGGTTATTAGGTCTGGAGCTGAAAAAGTAATTATTTGGGTTGATGAAGAACCAGAAGGGGAATATTGGGATAAAACTAAGGAAATAGTTGAAGTACAACGAGTAAAAGCTCCAACAGAAATATTTGGTAAACCAATTACTGAACCCGCCCATAAATCAGACGTAATACGTTTACAAGTATTGATTGAATATGGGGGAATATACGCTGATACTGATGTAATTGTAATGAAACCATTTACAGATCTATTAGATAATAGTTTTGTAATGGGACAGCAGGGAGTAGGTGGAAGTGAAGGGTTATGTCCGGCTACAATGTTAAGTGAAAAAGATTCTATATTTGCGAAAACTTGGCTTGCAGGATTTAAAGATACATTTGAAGGAGGACCTCCAGGCTCCCCTACTTGGTGTACTCATTCTGTTAGTTTACCTGCCTACCTATCTAATACAATGCAAGAACACATTACATTAGCAGACCATGAAGCATTCTTTTGGCCTTTATATCATCAATTTCATATAGAAGCTTTATTTGAAGATAACCACATCTTCCCAAACGCTTACTCTCACCATTTATGGGAATCAAGTGGTAAAAAGTATCTAAGTGAAATGACAGAAGAAAAAATTAAAAATGGGAATACTACATTTACTAATGCTGTAAAAGATTTATTATGAATGTAGTAGTGTTTGCATCTGATAGTAAAGCACTCTCCTCACTTAATTCCTCCATTAAAGAATTAGCTAAACGAGGGCATAGGGTATTTTCAATGGTTACTCAACATACCCAATTACAACATCCTATTTACCAAAAACAAAACTACCAAATACTATGTAATGTGTCTCGTACTGATGTACTTCAAAGTAAATCATTAGGTGAACAGTTACCTTTTAAACCTGATTGGTTAATTGTGAATCGTGAGCGTTGGAATCCAGAATCAGATATTATAACTGAATTTAAAAAACAATTTAAATGTAAAGTAGCTTTAATTGAACCTAATTCCCAAATGCTTACTAATCCTGAAAATATATTAGAGGGTTTATCTCGTAATAGATTTCAAGATATGATTGATGTTAATTTTGATCATTCAACTTGGATTAAAAAAATTAGACAATCGGTGGGTATTAAAGGTAATTTCCAAGTAGTAGGTAATCCAAAATATGATTTAAATACTGAAATAGATTCTAAAACTATAGATACATTAAAAGAACTTTATAAAATTGACCCTAATAAAAAAACGGTATTACTATTTAGTATCCTAAGTTCAGCCAGATTAAATTTAAAATTAGAGTATAAAAAACTTATAATTGAAAACCCAGACTACCAATTTTTTTATAAACCATACCCAGGTGAACCATTTGATATTAAGTTTAAAAATGATTACCACCCTAATTTTTTCTTACCTAACTGTACCCCTATCTTAGAAGAATCTCATGTTTGGGGGATGTTCCAATTATGTGATATGCATGTAGGTATTTTAGGATCAATTAATCATGCTACTTTATTATACAATAAAGAATATTTAGACTTTTCTAAACAGTTAGGGGTTAGAGAAAGTTATTTAGATCCTTCTCCTATATTTAATCAAGGGGATGGGATTGAACAGAATAAAAATATGTGGAAAAATGTTTTAAACCTAAAATCAGATAATGAACTCAAAAAACTTGTGACAGGAAATACTATGAATCAAGGAAAAATTAATAATAACGTTGTTTGGTCCACTTTAGATTCGTATATTAAAGATAAGTCAAATATTAATAAAAACTCACTATTAAAGTTATTTGATGATTTTAATGATAAGCAAGCTTGCAAACGTATAGTTAATTATTTAGAAAATAATATATGAAGGATATAAAAGACATATTGTTTATAGTTGAAGCAAGATTACATAGTAGTAGAATGCATCAAAAAATGATTAGACCTTTTGCTGATACTACTTTATTAGATTTAATTTTAAGTAAATTAAAATCAATAGATTTAATACCTAAAGAAAACTTATATCTATCTGCTTATGAAGATGAAATAAAACAGATAGGTAGTAAACACAATGTAAACATTTATCATCGAAGCCACAAATCAGCTAATGCCGAAGATTTACAAACAGTAAAAGAATGGCATGATAAGTTACCATTTAAGTATGTTATAGCTATTAACCCATGTACTCCCTTAATTAAACCCCAAACAATTAAATCGTTTATTGAATCCTTTATTTCCTCAAAACATGAAGGAGCATTTTCAGTATTTGAAAAACAAACATACTATTGGGATAAAAATGGTAAAATGATAACTAATTGGCCTAAAGATCAACGTATGTTTAATACTAAGTTTGTTGAACCTATTTATGAAGCCGCTCATGTTCTTTACGCATCAAAACTTGGCATTATTAAAAAAGGTTATTATATTACAGACAAAACACCAGTTGAACCTAATTTATTTGTAATGAATGAATTAGAGGCATTTGATATAGATTATGACTGGCAATTCGAAACAGCAGAACAAATATATAAACAACAATTCAATGTTTAAAAACACAACAATTCTAATTACAGGTGGAACAGGTTCACTTGGTAAAGGTTTAATACGTAGACTATTAAATGAAGAAGCTAAAATAGTAGTATATTCTAGGGATGAAGCAAAACAAGCGGAATTGGTTAGAAAATATCCTTCTATTATTAGAGTAATAGGAGATGTGAGGGACTTTGATCAGTTAGATACTACAATGAAAATTCACAAACCTGATTATGTATTTCATACGGGAGCTTTAAAAAGGGTAGATGATATTGAATTTTACCCAATGGAAGGTATTAAAACCAATATATTTGGATCAGATAATGTAGCTAGGGCATCTTTAATCAATGGTGTTAAAAAATGCGCTTTGGTATCAACTGATAAATCATGTCAATCTGTTAGTACTTATGGTTCTTCTAAGTTTATTGCCGAACGTTTATTTACTAACTATGACTATAATTCTCCTTCTACTATATTCTGTTCAGTTAGGTATGGTAATGTAATTGCTTCACGTGGTTCATTTATACCCCTATTTTTAGACCAAATTGATAAAGGTGAAACTTTAACCCTAACAGATGAAAAAATGAGCCGTTTTTTATTTACATTAGAAGATGCTGTATCAACTGTAATCAACGCTCTAAAACATTCTGTGGGTGGTGAGGTGTTTATCCCTAAAATCAAAGCATACACCCTACCTACAGTGGTTAAAGCATTGGAAAAAATAGCAAACAAACCAGCAACTTATAAAGTAAATGGTTTAAGAGCAGGTGAAAAATTACATGAAAGTATGTTAGATGACACAGAATCAGCATTAGCATATGAAGTAAAAGATACTAACTTAATTCACATTCGACCCCAATATACTAATAAAAAATGGGAGGACACTAAATATACTAAATACAAAGGGAAAGTTTACATATCATCCAATTTTGTAAGTGAGGATATAGATGAATTACAAAAACTAATCAAACGAGGTATAAATGAAGAATAAAATTTGGATGTCTTCACCTCATATGGGTGAAAATGAATTTAAATATGTTAAGGATGCATTTGATACAAATTGGATTGCTCCTGCAGGCCCTTATCTACCCAAATTTGAAACTAGTATTTGTGATTACACCAAAGCCAAACATTCATTAGCAGTTACAAGTGGAACAGCAGCCATACATTTAGCTTTAAGATTATTAGAAGTACAACAAGATGACATAGTATTATGTCAATCCCTCACATTTATAGGCTCAGCTGTACCTATTTTATATGAAAAGGCAACACCTGTGTTTATAGATTCTGAATCTAATACTTGGAATATGTGTCCTGAAGCCTTAGAAACTGCTATTAAAAAATCCTCTAAAAAACCAAAAGCTATTATAGTAGTTCATTTATATGGTATGCCTTCCAAAATGGAAGAGATAATGAGTATATCCCAAAAATATGATATACCCATTATTGAAGATGCAGCTGAAGCATTAGGTTCATCTATTAATGGTAAACAATGTGGTACATTTGGTGAATTTGGTGTTTATAGTTTTAATGGTAATAAAATTATCACAACTGGTGGTGGGGGTGCTTTAGTATCTAAAGATAAGGAAGCCATTGATCAAGCACGTTTTTTATCAACTCAAGCCAAAGAAAACACCCCACATTATGAACATATCACTTTTGGTTACAATTATAGACTATCAAATATATCAGCGGCTATTGGTTGTGGACAATTGGAGGTATTGAATGATAGGATAGCTAAAAAACGTAATTTATTTACACATTATAAGTCATCAACTAATATCAAACTACAAAAAGAACCTAAAGGTTATATTTCAAATAGATGGTTAATATGTGGTTTATTAGATGATGAAAAACAAAGAGATAATCTAATAGATGAATTAGCAAAGTATAATATCGAAAGTAGACCAGTATGGAAACCAATGCATTTACAACCTTTATTTAAGGGAACCCCTTATTATGGTTCAAATATAAGTGAAGATATTTTTGATAGGGGTATATGTTTACCTTCTGATACTAAAATGGTAGATGAAGATATTGAAAAAATAAATGAAATATTAACTAACTTTTTCTTATGAGAATAATTACATTAGGAACAGGTGAATCTTGTGATTTCCATTCTTCTAAATTAAATAATTTAAACCCAAACATTAAAAAGTTTGCATTCCACCGAGCATTTATGTTGCTTAAAGAAAGAGGTGTGGATGTTGATTATTGGACATGGACTGATCCTGATGCCGCTGAAAGTGGGTTAGAATGGATGAAAGCTAACCCAACATCCAAACACCCAAAAATCATTCTTCCTTATTGGAGTAAATCTCAGAAGGATATTACAAAGTTTTATAGGATTGCAGGTAACTTACAAGGATCTCGTATCAAATCCCATTTCCAATTATTGAATTCACCTAATGTCATTAAAAATGTTACTTTTCTTAATAATTCCATAAATAATATAAAACCAACCCACAAAATTGAGGGTCATAGGTTTGACCATAAACAAGTAGTATTCCACACAGCTTCTAAACTTACAGGTAATGGAGGTGCCACTTATGGGGCTGAAAATGTATTTACTAGACATTTATTACCTATTTGTCATTATTTAGGTGCTACTGAAGTTTATAATCTAGGTTTAGATAATCAAGGTTTAGGTTTTAACAGAGGGGTTTCACAATGGAAAAACCAATCTCATGAAGTAAAAGAATCATTAGAACATTTTAAACAATGGCGTGATTGGGAAAAATATCATAATATGAAAATTTATCGCTGTATGGAAGATAGGTTTACAAATATTGGGGATATATTACCCCACAAACCATTAGAAGAATTATATGCCTAGAGTATCACTTATCAGTTGTGGTAGATCAGATTATAATATTTATTTACCACTAATTAAAAAGATACACAAAACACCTAATATTGAATTAGATGTTATAGTAGCAGGCACTCATATGTTACTTGAATATGGTAATACTATAGAATTATTTGCTAAAGATAATATAGAAGTTGCTTATAAAGTAGATACTATATCTAATAATGATAGTAGTGAAGGTATTACTTTATCAATGGCTGATACTATAACTGAGTTCTCCAAAATATGGGAACAAACAAATTATGATTTAGTATTTGTATTAGGTGACCGTTATGAAATGTTTGCAGCAGCATCCTCCACAATTCCATTTAATATACCTTTAGCTCATATACATGGAGGTGAAACAACTTTAGGGGCCATTGATGATAAGTTTAGACATGCTATAACAGCTATGTCAAAGTATCATTTCACCTCAAACGAAAAACATAAACAACGAGTTATAGACATAGTAGGTAGTAGTGAAAACGTTTATAATGTAGGAGCATTAGCATTAGAATTCATAGACGAATTAAATATAATACCAACTCACTCTAATAATGTGTTATTTTGCTACCACCCAGAAACTGTTAATCTAGTTAATAAAAATTATATAAATGAAATATGTGATGCTGTTGAATTAATAGATTCAACCTTTACTATTTTATTACCTAATAATGATACAGATAATAATATTGTTAGAGACACAATCAAACAACGCTTAAAAAGTAACAAATATAAAATAGTCAAAACATTATCTCACATTGATTATTATACTGAGTTAGCTAATTGTAAGTATATGTTAGGAAATAGTTCAAGTGGTATTTATGAAGCTGCATCATTTGGAAAATATGCTGTTAATGTAGGAGATAGACAAAAAGGTAGGATAACTGGAGAGAATGTATTACATTGTAAGGTTGATAAAAATGAAATTCTTAAAGTATGTAATAATATACCTAGCCATTACAATGAGGATAACATTTACTATAAATTTAATACAAGTAATAAAATAATAGAGGTTATAAATGAGTTATGCGTTTGATTTAGTGATAATTGGGAATGGGGGGCATAGTAAAGTAGTACAAAGTGCTATTGAATCTTCTAAACAATATAGTTTTGACGTTGTCGATAGTGATAAAAACTTCCCATCTAAAAAATATCATAATACACTTATGATTTTAGCTATTGGTGATAATAATACACGTGAAAAAGTTTACAACAAATTAAAAAAATCATCATTAGTAATAAAAGCTAAATCATCAGTAGTTGATAGGCAAACAAACATCAATGAAGGTACAGTTATTCTACACAATGCAGTAATACAAAGAGACACAACCATAGGTAAACACTGTATTATTAATACGAATGCCTCAGTAGACCATGATTGTAATATAGGTAACTTTGTTCATATTGCTCCAAACTCAACCTTATGTGGTAATGTCACAGTTAGAGATAATACCTTAGTTGGAGCAGGAGCAGTTATAATCCCAGGCGTTACAATAGGTAAAAATTGTATAATAGGAGCAGGATCCGTAGTATTAAATGATGTAAAAGATAATCAAACAATAGTTGGCAAACATGGATAGAACAATCATTATAGCTGAAGCTGGAGTCAATCATAATGGTGATATTACTATAGCTAAAAAATTGATTGATAAAGCTAAAGAAGCAGGTGTTGATTATGTTAAATTTCAAATGTTTAAAACAAACCAACTTGTATCCAAAAATGCTGTTAAAGCTGATTACCAAAAACAAACCACAGACTCAACAGAATCCCAACTAGAAATGATTCAAAAGTTAGAATTATCTGAGGGTGATTATAATGAATTATTCCAATATGCTAAATTTAAAGGTATAGAATTATTTTCAACAGCGTTTGATCTAGAAAGTATCAACACAGTCTATAGATACAAACCAGAAATTGTCAAAATACCCTCAGGGGAAATTACTAATTTACCTTATTTAGAAAAACTATGTGATATAAATTATTGTCCTTGGTTTATTATATCAACAGGAATGGCTACACTATCTGAAATTGAGGGGGCTATAAATGTGTTACGTTCTAATAAACAAAATAGAATAACAATATTACATTGTAATACTGAATACCCAACCCCAATGGAAGATGTTAATCTAAAAGCAATGCAAACATTAGGTACTACATTTGGAGTAGATATAGGATATTCAGATCATACTTTAGGTATTGAAATCCCAATAGCAGCTGTAGCAATGGGAGCTGGTGTTATTGAAAAACATTTTACATTAGACCGTAATATGGAAGGACCTGACCATAAAGCATCATTAGAACCAGATGAATTAAAACAAATGGTTAGTTCGATTCGTAATATTGAACGAGCATTAGGTAGTAGTATAAAACAACCATCAAAATCAGAATTAAAAAATAAAAATATTGCTCGTAAGAGTATAGTGGCTAAAACAAATATTAAATTAGGTGAAACATTCACAGTAAATAATTTAACTATTAAACGACCTGGAAGTGGTATTTCTCCAATGGATTGGTATAAGGTATTAGGTACTAAAGCAAATAAAAACTATAAAATAGATGATTTAATATGAAAATATTAATTATAGGTTTAGGTTCAATAGCAAAAAAACATATAACTGCTATAAGTGAAGTAGTAGATAAATTTGAAATATTTGCATTACGTAGCAACCCAAATCCAAACATTTACCCAGGTGTTACTAATGTTACTACGGTTGGAGGTAATTATGATTACGCTCTAATTACATCACCATCAATCAATCATTTAAGTGATATTAAAAAATTATCTAAAAAACAAATACCAATATTAGTTGAAAAACCATTTTTAATAAATAAAGAACAAATAGATGAATTAAAAACCTTATCTCCTACCCCTAATATTTATGTAGCATGTAATTTAAGGTTTGTACCTTCATTTTTAAAATTTGTAGATGAAGTTTCTAAAGATAAATCTAAAATAAATGAAGTAACTTCGTATTGTGGTTCATATTTACCTAATTGGAGGACAACAGATTATAGACAATCATATAGCGCTCAAACCAAATTAGGAGGAGGTGTCAATTTAGATTTGATACATGAATTTGATTTATTATATTATATGTTTGGTAAACCTAATAATGTAATTAAACGTAATAAAAAATATTCTACATT